CTTTTACTTCGTCAAACTGTAATCCCATCTCTTTAGCATGTTCCCAAGACCATTTCATCTCGGTTACTATAAAGACTGGGAGAATGCCCAGTTTTTGAGCATTCACCGCAGCTTCTATCAGGGCAGTAGTTTTGCCCGTATCACTATGTCCTCTCAGAAGAGTGATATGTCCGGTGGGAATACCGGGGAGGGAAGTAATGTCCTGAAAAGCTTTAGATAAAGGAATCCATCCTTGTTCTTTAAACTTAACAGACGCATTAGAAAATCCTTTCTTATTCTTAAAATTGCTTAAATTAAACGACTTTCGAACATTCGCAGTCGCTCTTGCCTGTACTTCTTTCTTTTTTGCCATACTTATTCGTTAAAAAGGTCGTCAAATTTACTTACTGTATCCTTGTTACCAGTTGTTGCAGTTTCTAGAGTAAAGTCTTTCTTTACTGGTGCTTCAGCTTTAGCTGGAGTGTCTTCTGCAGAACCAGGGTTAAGGTGGTTTTGAAGTTGCTTTTTAATGAAATCGTAATCATACTGAGTATGTACATCAGAAGGGTCTGGTTGAGTTTTTAACCATGTTTCTACCTGATTATTATCGTTAGATAACGCAGTTTGTTTAGGTTTGATTCTAACTGATGTTTCAGGGTAAGGGTTTCCTTGTTGTTGTTCTACAACTAAATCCCAGCCGTTAATTACATCCGTAATGTCACCAATGTCTTCATCAGCGATTAGAGCTAATAAAGCTTTGTATATTGTGATCCCGAATCCCCATAATCTAACACCCTTTTCTTCTTCTCCTCTTACCACTACTGGTGCAAAGATTCTAGTTTTAGGTGAAATTTTACCGGCCAATGACCAGTTGTCTCTGTCAGAAGTTTTTCTTAGTTCTTTTACAAACTCTTCTACAGGGTCTTGTTTACCAAAATTAGACAAAGCAACCATAGGGTATTTTCCAATACCGTAATGAAACTTTAGCTCTTTAAAAGGCATAGTAGGATCATAAAACGAAGGTACTAACCTTACAGTTTGTTTTCCTAATTGTGGTTTCCAAAAAATTGTTGAGTAGTCAGTCTTTTCTCTTTGCTGACCGCTGTTGTTCAAGGCATCTAGCTTAGCCTTAATAGCATTTAAATCCATATAACTAATTTTAATTAATAACTTTATATTAATATAAGAAAAATAAAATTAACGAGCAACTATAACTCAATTATTTTATATAACTTAGTATTAATTCTTTTTAAATCTGGTCCTTTTGTAAGAAGTACACAATTTCTAAAATCTGGCCAGTTAATTCTGTAAGAGGTATCTAATTGTCCGCCGTTAAGCTCTTTAATAAGTGTATTAAGAGCATTAATTGTGTAAAGGGTGTTGGATTCTTTTTTTCTATGTACAAGTATAGTATTTTCAAGAAACGTTCCTACATTACCGAAATCTACATTATATGTACATATGTATTCGTTTAAACTTTTCGAATACAGTACAAATATTTTATTGTAAATGATGTTGTAGCGCTCTTGAATATTCTCTAAAACAGGCTCAAGCGTTTCTTCTGTAGCGAAAGTACAGAATAATTTATTACTCATATCTTCATTTAATGTTATAGGGTCGATGTCATAGTCGAACCTACTTTCTGCAACCATTGTCATTTGTTATAAATATTAAAGTGTTTCACAAACATAAATCTTTAGAGTATTTAAATTTTACCGGGTACTTGTTACCTGATTCTAAAATTATTTTTAACTCTTCTAAAGTGTCCTTCCCATCCTCCTTACTGAAGTCAAAAAGTAACGCATCGTAAGTATAGAGTACTACCTTTGTTTTTTTATTTTGTAGATACCTAAGTACTTCTTTTAAGATAGTAATATTTCTTGAAGTTTCCAACGATTGCATTAAATAGTTCATTAATTTTTGAGGATTCATATCTTTAAGTTCCTCGGTGAATGGCTTATTTGATGTAGGATTATTTACTTCTCCTATAGCTTCATACTTGATCCACAACGAGTTAATAAACTCTTGGATCTTTACAAAAATATCAACATCTTTATACTCTTGCGGTATTCTGCCGTATAAAGCATGAAAATTTATTTGTTTTGCTTTAGAGTACTCTTCGTCACCTATAACAGATTTCTTAAAATACTTTTTAGCAAGCTGCATATGTGCTGATTCCTCAGTTAATTCGTAGCCTAATTGTTCACAAAGAAGTCTAACATGATATCCGTCAAAATCAAATTCAACAAAAAAATCATTTTGTGGTTTAAAGCTTTTTCGGTGTTTATCTGTTTTAGGTATAGCAGCATAGTTTACTGAATTAAAAGCATTGGTAGGTCTAGAAGTAATATTATATAAATTGTAGTAACTATATGTAATATCGTCAATTATATTATATTTAGGGTTTCTAGGTGTGAACATCTCTTCAAATTGTTCTTTAAAAATACCTATACCTGATTGTTCTAATAAAAAGAATACATTAGTTGCTGTATTATTATAAAAATCGAATCCATTTGGTATATCTAAACTAATTACATCTTTAACTGTATGGTATATGCTTTCGCTTGCTTCATATAACTTAGATATGGGAATAAGTTTATTTGTTATGCTAATATCCTTAAATTTATTATAGAATATATTGATATAAGAAAAATCTCTTGAATACTCTAATCTATCGAACTTAACCATCGAGTAAAGTAGGGATAAATCAGTTGCTCCCTGTAGATTAAAGTGATAGAGTAGTTGCTTTTTATCTAACGTATAAAGTGTAGTAAAAGCTTTCAACAGTTCGTAGACACGTTGTTTGTCTACATTTAAACCTTCATCGTGATCTATAGGTATAATAAAACCGTGTTTAGAGTTTATAGGTCTAATATAGACTGCTACAGTATCTGTTAATTTTGGGTGATAGTAGAAGCTGGTTGGTATAATATCTACATACCCTCCTAGTCTACCTAATGATTGTAACCGATCTAATTGAGTATCTGTCTCAATAATATAAAACATACATAACCTTTTATATAATATAAGATTATTTCTTTAGACTACAAACTGTCTGTAATTATTTACTATTTGTGATAAACCTTTTATTGTTTTTTCACCTTTTAGCACAGTTTCTTTGTTTTGTGAAGTAGCTCCAAAGTAAATATAAGGTCCTTTATTTATATCTCCAACTGGTCCTTTAATAATCCAGTCTAATTTTAATGTTACTGCATAGTTTACTGATTCAAATCTATTATAATTTTTTCGATTTGCTTCTATAATTGCATTTGTCCTTCTATCTTGTACAAAATACCTTTTAAATTTACCAATTTCGTAATCTCTGTCGGTAGGTTTTATATAATCGTTTTTAAGTACTAAAGGAGATTCATCACCGGTATCTGCTGATCTAAGATCTTGGAGTTGAGTTGTGTTACTTGTAAACTTTTTTCCTTTATATACTTCTCCAGAAAAAGACTCTATAAATGGGCCTATGTATTCTGATCCATCTGCGTTGAATAGTTCACCTCCTTTTGTGTGTTTAACGTTATATTTCGATTTTGGTAAGTACATATTAATTAAAGGTAAAGTGCCAGTGGCCGCCAGTAGCGTGACCTGTTGGTGTCTTATATTCGTTTAAAAAGTTAACTAAGCCTGATTCTACCATACCTGCAATAATACCTTCCACTATAGCAGAAGCTTTTTCTACTTGCTCAGTAGTTGCAGTTTGCTGTATAGCTAAATCTAAAGCTCTTCCTTTCCTGTGGAAAGTTGACTTTGGTGGAATAGGGTTAAGTATATGGAAAAAATCGTGACCACCGGTCCATCTAAAGTGTAAGTCTTTTATACCCTCTTCGGAGAGTTTCCGCTGTATATTACTCATTATTACCTGTCCTCTATTAGCTGTAACTTTCTCAATATCTTCCCCACTTGATGTTAATTCATATCCTTTTTCAGAAAAATTAGGCTTAGTTGCAATTATTTTTCTAAGTTCTGTAGCATTTGGAAATAAACTTTCATCGTCTTGATCTACTGCTAGTATATCTTGTATCAATTTTATTCTATCTGTAATTGGGTTCTTTACTACGACTGTCTCATTATATTGAGCTGTAATCATCATTAAAGCGGATATAGAGGTAATCCATTGATTGTTTTCGATTTTATTATCTAAACCTGTAATAGTAAAACTAACATTGCCATTATATCTTGAAGGCAATAAACCAGGTCCAAGCTTAAATACATCTGTTATTCTAAAACCTGATATTCCTAATATATCAAAGCTAAGTTGTATCGGTAGTATGCCGGGAGGGTTAGTTTTTTTAGTAATTATTTCATTTTTATATAATAATATCATTACTGCTTGGTGAGCAGGTTTAAGTTTTGCTATTGAAGCTGTTGGTAAGGTATTTTTTTTATTAATAGCATTATAATATGCGGAAATATCTAATATATGATTATATAATTTATTTTCTTCAGCTGCTCGCTGTTGGGCATTATCTGAATTAATATTGTCTAGAGATCTTTGTGGTACAATTCTATCTCTTACGTTATCATAAAAATTAGTAAAACTAAATATGTCTTCTGTAAGACTACTACCGCCTGCAGATGCTGCTATAGCTATCAGGTTACTAGCATTAGAAGGTATATTACTTGATACCGATATATTAGTGGTGAGTCCTTTAAGTCCTACTAGATCTAAAGTAAAACCAATTTCATTATTTTTTGGTGTTATTTTTCTATCAACAATATAGTACCTTTGATCTTCTTCGAATAAATCTAAATCATTTATATTTCCAAGAGTAGAGTTTATAGAATCAAGCAAACTTCTCAACATATCGTATATGTTAATATCTTTATTCTTATTGTTTTCCAAAATCTCTGAGTACATATTTTTTAAAAATGAAACATTTATTAAAAGATTTAGTAAATCATCTGTGTTTCCTTTTATGCAGTTATGTACTCCTTGTGAAGATGCTACATTTAGTTTTAGTAGAGCGTTAGAATTTTTAGGTTTAGGTAGAATACATATATCAGGTTGCAAAGACACATGATTACTGAATGTTGCAAAAGCATTTCTATTTTCGTACTTACCTGAAGGTTTAGAATCAAATTTACCGCAGTAAAATTTTACGAAAGGAATATTACTGTCTTTTAACTGATAATTATTATTTATAAAATTTAAAAAGCTTCCTAAAGTAATATACCTGTACGAATTAAATCCAGATGGTTTATCTGAGTTAGCAGTATCAATATTAGCTACAAATACATTATCAAACTCTCTTAATATCTCTGGTTTTGCATCATTTGTAAATTTCATTGATTTGAAATCTCTTTCCTTAATAACTCCTGTCATTCCTCCTGTAGGTGCAGGAACCGAGGAGAGTATTGTATCAAGGTAGTGGTATATCTTATTAACTATACCTAATTCTCTTTCTTTTTCACTTACTCCTGGTTGAAATAGAGCTGATAATGATTCTGTTAGCTCGCCGTACCCTGTTATATCAATCGAACAGTCATAAACACCTTCATTATTGTAGCTCCAGATAAAGTTACTAGTTTTACCGAGTAGAGCGTCGTAGTTATTAGATTGATCTGTTCTTAATTTTTTTAGCTGTTTAAGTATTGCAACACTTCTATGTATTCCTTTTTTTGGATCATTAGGTGGAAGCCCGTCAAACCAGTTATTATATGTTTTTATATTAGAGGACGTTGTCCCAGTATTATTATCTAATAGTACGGAATGTCCCCATTCTAGTAGCATAGAATACCCGGGAAGTAGGTACAGTCTTTCAAATTTTTCTAAATCGTCTAAACTATTTACTTGAAATTCTACAGTTGCTTTCTTTATAGCACCAAAAGTGCCTTGAGAGTTTATTGATACTCTCGTTATTCCAGCCATTGGTCTAAAGCCGAATCGTTTACTATGAGAATAAGAGCTATTATTATCTTGAGTAAAGCCTTGTTTTAAGGAACCGTTGTAGGTGCCCCCAAAAAGTATATTTTGGCTAGCTGTATTACTATTATCTGTATTGGAAACATCTGCTCCAGAAGATAATTTAACCCAACCGGTATTACTATTAAGAAATAGTAGATCGCTATCAGTGCGTTTTCGTTTTTCAACTATACTCTTTCTAGTGTTTAACTGTGTCTCAACACTTTCAGCTACATTACTGTATATAGTCGATTTTTTTGACCAACCTATTGACATTTATCTTGAAGAATTTATATCATCATATAACTGTATAGCTAGCTCTTTAGAAGCAGGTATTCTTATCTGCTCTCCCGGTGTAGGGTTGAGAGAAGCTCTTTGATGATTGTTTGAAGAAGCTATAATCCACCATAAAGTAGAATCGTTATAGTATTGAAAAGCAAGTTTATCGTATCTATCACTCACAGAAGCAATTATGTATATATCATCTTCATTCTCTGGAACTGATGGATATATAGCATTAGTAATATAACTTATGCCTTCTTTAGTTTTATATTTATCGATGTCTTTATATCGTCTCATTATGGTAAAAATGGTTTTTTATCGGATCTAGTTAAAAAAGGGGTATTGCCAGTTTCAGGTCTAAAGCTATGAACCGGTCTAAAACTTAGACTAACATCTAATACCATTGGTAACTCTTGAACGTCATCGTCTGAATCAGGTACATCAGGTTCAGTCATTGCTATTTCCCATGGATATGTAGTATTCCAAGACAAGTCTAAAGATTCTATAAATCCTGGTATTTCATAAAAAAAGCTACCTACTGTTAACTTAGTGAATGTTCCTCTCATAAATCCTTCCGTGTTGTAAGTCGGTGATGTAGTAGAAATTAAATTATTTAACTTATTGTAAATTGGTTTTAATTCATGCCTAGTCATAGCAGCGACCTTAAAAGATAGGTTGATAGATCTTTGAGAGCCTATATAATTATAAAAAGGTTCTCCTCTACCAATATAATTTGTAGAACTCCAATCAGCTGTATGACTATCATCTATACTATCTATTAATGCTCTAAAAACTAATACTGTATTTTTACCGTTATTATCTGAATTTATAACTTCAAATCTAAATTTAGCTAAATCTCTGGAATCTTTTACTGCGTTGAATTGTTCAAAAGTAGTAATTGGTCCTCCGGTTTTATATGGTTCTAATAAATTTATTCTGTCCAGTTCATCTTTAATAACAAATTTAGAATATGTTGTTTTAGGGTCTTTCGATATTTTTTTACTTATATTACCTAGACCTACTCTATTTTCAATTTTTTGCTCACGGTTTGGTTGAGGTACTTTTTCAGGAGGTGTCTGACCTTTGTAGATTAACGTTGCTTCCTGACCTGTAATTTCAATAGGAGCTGTTTGAGATTTTAATTCAAAAGCTGCGACTTGTTTTTCGAATCCAGTATTTACAAACTTACCGCCTTCTTTTACTTCACCAGCGTAGTTTCTACCTAAGTAATGACTGTTAGCTTGAAAGCCTTTTACAAAATGTATACCTGTGTTATTAACTGGTACTTGTGCAAGTGTAGAACCAAGTACTCTAGCTGCATTAACACTTCCACCTAATAGGTTACCTAGAAGACTAGATCCTTCTTCTGATTGTTCTTTACCTTTTATTCTTACTCTACCTAACTGTGCTTCATTAGATAGGTAACTTAATCCTTGTGATCTAGTCATTAACGCAGCTATTCTTGCTAAGTCGTCTGCTCTTTTGCTTCCTTGGCTAGATCTATTACCTTGTTCTTCGATAGTAGAAGGAATAGTTTTTTGTATGATAGGTTCATTTCCTACATTAAAAGTTCCGTACTTAAGTTTATTAAGTTGAGTTTTACCTTCTATATAATTTTTTAAAATTGACATATGTTAACTTTTATAGCTTGACATTACTAATGTTTCACCTACTTTTCTACCTTCTAAATTTATTACCTTTCCTCCTTCTACAGCTGATATAAGCTGTCTAAGTAATCCGTTTGTTTCTTTACCAAATTGAGTACCACCAGCCATTACTAAAGTATCTTTTGGATTTTGTCTTATAGTAAAATCATCAGGTTTAATTACATCTGGCAGTGCCATATTTGCAGCAATTTTTTTATTAGCAAATTCTGCGTTTTTCTTTTTCATCTGAAGGTTAATAAGTCCACCAGGGCTCATAAGTCCTAAATAGTCCATAACTCCTGGTCCAGATGAGGCTGTTGCTAATCTTCTAGCTTCTTCGGAAGACATTCCTTTCTTTTCTAAGTCTGCTATTTTCTTTTTTTCATCGATACTTAGATTTGTACCGGTCAAGAAACCTATGAACTTAATTAATTTTTTTAACGAGGCACCTAAACTTTGTAAAGTACCACCTTTGGCTAAGCCTACAAATTGTTGTTTTAAGTCTTTCATTGCCTCAGCAAAATCTTCTTCTAATGTTTTTCTTGCTTCTATTTGAGCCATAGTTGCTTTATCTAATCCTGATTTAGTTTTAAAGTCTTCAATGGCTTGTTTATCTCCTTCTCTTAATACTCTGTAGTATTCCTCAGCTGCTACTTTATTATTACCCTGTATAAGGTATGCTTTTTGTAGTTCATCTGCTGATAATCCTGTTGCTTTAGCTATTGCTTCCATTATAATAGGACTTCTTCTCTGTTCAGCAGTTAAATTCTGCATTTGAGATAATACATCTGCTGTTGCTCCTGCTATATCTCCGGTTGCGGCTTTAGCTCTAGCTCTTTCTAAGTTAAATTGCTGTCCTGTTAATAGTTCTGCTTCAAGTTCAGCACCTATAGATTGTTCAAAATCTAATAAATTACTAGCTACATTAGAAGCTTGTTGTAAATTTACTCCAAATCTTCTTACTTGAAGTACTCCTTTTGCTATAGCTTCGTTAGAAAAACCAAATGAGGCTGCAACTTGACCAGTAGCTCCAGCAACTTGCCCCATAAGTTGTTTCATACTCATTCCAAAACCATTGGTTTGAGCAAAGCTTCTATTTAAATTATTAATATTTTCTAGAGTACCGTATGCTGCTTCTCCTGTTGCATTCATTCTTAGATTAAGTCCTGCAGCTTCATTGCTGCTCATCATTAATCTTTTTGTAAGAAATGTTTGAGAGTTAAGTATATCTTGGGATGCTCCAAATGTTGCTCCAAATTCTGAGTTAAGGTCTTTTTGTGCTTCAATTAAGTAATCTAAGTTAGCTCTACTTTCACCGATACCTTTTCTTACACCTACAAATCGTGCACGTAGATTATCAGCTTCTTGTACACTAGTCCCCATTGACCTACCTAAATCAACAGCTTGTGCATTCGCTCCTTTAAGTATTTCAAAAATTAATTTTAATGCTGTTGCTATAATACCGGCTGGACCAAAAGCTTTAGCCATTCCGCTTAAACTTTTTCCAAATCCTTTCATTCCAGCAGCAAAAGGACTCTTCATATCTTTAGATCCTTTTTTGAGCTTAGCGTTACTAAGGACTGCTTCTTTTGATGCTTTTGCAGCGGCATCAAATGGTCCGGAAAGTTTACGGAGTCCTGGGATGTCTCCTATAACAGAGGATAGACTAGTAAAAAATTTAGTTGAATTATTTAATTTAGCTGCATCTTTTTGTACTTCTCCAATGGCTTCAGCCATGAATTTAGCTTGATCAGCTGCATTTGCTAGATTTTCTGCTTGTTTTAAAAATAATTCTTTTACTTTACCAGAAGTACCGGCTGCTTTAATAAGTAAATTATTTTTTTTGGCTTCTAATGCTACTACTTTAGCAAGTTCTTCACTTTTCTTTTTTTCTAAATTAGCTACAGCTTTAGTAGAGCTTATAGCTTCTTTCTGTAGTTTAGCAATATCCTTTGTAATATTAACAGATCTAAATTGTCCAATTCCAAGTTTGTCTTGCGCACCAACCGCGTCTTTAAGTTGTGCATTAATATCACTATAGCTTTTATAGATTTCTGCTGCACTAGCTTTATACTGATCAATTTTATCGATTTGTTCTTGCGATAAGCCTTTAAATTCTTCTGCCATATAGAGTATATATGTTATAAATAGGAAAGACGTCTATTTTTTAGACGCCTTTGCTGTAAAGGATGGTTTTATATCAGGTCCAAAGGTTTTTTTCTTTTTAGGACTTTTAGTTTTATTTTGTTCTGCTAAAGAATCAAAATGTTCTTGTATTTTTTGAAAAGTAAATTTTCTCAACCATATGGGCATATTATACACTTCACTCCAAGTATAACCGCCGTTACCGTGAAATACTATTTCATGTATTTGAGTGAATATTGCAGTTCTATGACTAGACGTCAGGCCAAAAAAACCCTATGCCTATCGGCAAGTCAACGCCCCCCGACACGCCGTCCGGATAAAATACTAAATCTACATCCGGAGTTACAGTAACCATAAATTTTCTAAGTGCTCTAGCATCTGCTGCTAATAGGTACTTATCTACAAATTCTCTAATATCTTTTTTTTCTACTAAACCATTAACTGAAGTTAAAGTATGTTTAAGCCTTGTTGTTGTTTCAGTACTACTGTCTTTATTTAACTTTTTAAGACCTTTCATTTCATTCTCTATCTCTCTTTCGTCTTTATGAGTTAAAAATTTAAAAGTTACTTTATTTTCAGATTTAGGTAAAGTAAATTCGAATTCATTTTTACCTTCTTTAATATCAACTTCTTTATTTTTTAATCCAGTTAAATCTACTGTATACTCTTTACCTCCAAAATTAAAAACGTAGTCTTTACCGTAAGATAGTATTCTTGCTGCTATCATAATAGCATTCTTATCTCCTATTAAAAGATCATTAAAATTAATTCCTTCTGTAATAATCAATGCTTGAAGCAGTTTATCAATAACTGTACCGTTTGAAATATAATTATTATTTGTAAGAATATCTTCTTCTTTAGCTGTCATATACTTCATCTCTACTTCACCTTTACTTAAGGGAGAATCTTTTGGGTATAATAAGCCTTTTGAAGGCAATTGTACTGTTTCTGTGGGTATTTTAAATTGTGATTCCATAAATTTTATTAAATATAACTTGTCTTTTATATAAATATACGAAAATTAAATTATGGGACAAACAAAAAACCCGACTAAATGCCGGGTTCTAAGATTTATATGTGGTAGTTTATTAGAAGTTCAATATACAGTAGTCCATTGAAATAGTCATATTTAAGTCAACTACTTCAGAACTAGACCAGTCATACTGACCAAAGTCTGCTGTTTGAATAAAGGCACCTTTCATTACCCATTCACCTATAATGTCTCCTACAGGTCCAAGAACATTAAGTGTTAAGTCTTTTTTATAAAAATCTGAATAACCAGCTCTACCGGTTACTGATTCGTATGATAAACGAGCCCACTCCATTACTGCTTGTGCTCCAGAAGGTGTGATTGGATCATATAATACAAGATCCATATCTTGCCATTCTCTTTTCCCACGAATTTTTCTATAAGAGTTAATATGATCTAACTTTATTACTTCGTCAGTAAAGCTCGGAGCTTTTACATTCTTTACCATAAACGATGGAATACCGTCTATAAAAAGGGCAAACCTGTTTTGCACCTTTGGCTCAAAAGCTCTGAACATTATTTCATTTGGGTCTAATACTGCCATTTTATGTTTTTAATTTATTATAAATAGTTATTTATTTTATTATGCTCCAAAAGATGCCCCTGTTGGTTCAACTGTGAAGTCTAGTACTATAAATTCTGCTGTTTTAGCTGGTTGTATAAATACTTGACCAATTAACTGGTTTCTATCTACTACATCTGCTGTATTATTACTGTCATCCATAGCTACCTTATAAGCATAAAGACCTTGTCTCTGTACTACTGAATCTAAGTATGGATTAACTGCTGCTAAGAATTTATTTCTTGTATTTACTGTATTCTGTTCGAATACTAAGTTTTGTGCTTGGTTACCAATAAACTCTTTTAAGTCTATTAATAATCTTCTTACATTTACTCTATCTAATGCTGAAGATTTAGTTTGTAAGGTCTTTTGACCAAATACTGCTATACCTGTTCCTGGAAAAGAAGCTATTGGGTTAACTTTAGCATCATATAAAGAATCTCTTTGTGTACGAGATAATCTTCTTTCTGCTTGAATAACTCCTGCTAATCCTCCTCTTACTAATCCTGCTGGTGCAAACCATGGTGCGTTAGCTCCATCTGTAAATGCATATACTCCAGGAATAAATGCTGAAGCTGGTGCCCATACATTCTTACCTGTTGCTGAATCAGTTTGTAACCAAGGCCAGTATGCTGCTGCATAAGAACTATTTAAAGTGTCTGCTTGACCAGTTACATTTGCTACTGAAGCTCCATGAGCATATAAATCAACTACTGCAATACAGTCTCCTCTGCTTTCAGCTAAGTCAATTAAACTATCGACTGTAGCACCGTGATGATTATCAACTATACCTGGTGCAGATACAACATTAAATTTAAAGTCATCTGAATTATTAAGTAATGTAATTACGTTACTATAATCAGATACTCCTAATCCTTGAGTATCAGCTGCAATATTATCGTTAAAGTTCATTCCAGCTTTAACAATATTTCCTGTAGCCCCGTAGAATGATCCAGATTGTGCTATAGGTAATGAACTAGAAGCTGCGTTAACTCTTATTTGTCCGTTATTACCAATATAGTTGATAGTAGTAAGACTAGCAGAACTAACTCTAATGTATTTTGATTTATTTACATACTCCCCAGAAGTAACGATGTTATCGTTTTCTGCAGATATTGCAACTCTTTGATTACCAATTACTTTTTCAATATAGTTAGGTGAGTTAGGATCTAGATCTACATTATTAAATGTTTCTAGAACTATTTTATTTTTCAAGCTATCATCTCCTCTTCTTACAGAAACTGTAAAAGTACCTTTAGAATTGTTTACGTTTGAGATCTCCCATCTCAAATTATCACTTGATCCAGATACGATAGATGAATCGGTATTATGTTCTCCTTGTGCTTGTATAGAACCTGTAGCGTTATTGTAGATTACTCCTTTACCAAGAGTCTCTAATTCGAAAGGTTGAGAACTTCCATATGCTGAAGCTGATATATGAGTGTTACTTGCTCCTGCAAATGTTCCATTTACTACTCTTGCTACTAATAAGTTATTTCCTCCTTGAGAAAAATAATTCTTAGCGGCTATAGAAGTTAAAAATTCTTGTTTAGATGAAGCTGATTCAAATGTATCTCCGAATACTCTTACATATTCATTATAGGAAGTAACAGTAGTTGGTATTTCTACCGGCCCTTTAACTGTTGGTCCTATTATACATGCTCCGACTTCAGTTGGTGCTGGTGTTACAAAAGAGATATCGTTTTCTCTTGTAAATACACCTGGGGAGATTATAGTTTCTGCCATGTTAGGTTAAGTTTAATTTATGTCTATTAATAAATATATTGTAATAATCGAAACACCTCTTATGAAGAGAGTATTCGTTGTCTTATATAAATAGACTGCAATATTCGAAAATTACTCAGGAACGAATAAGCCTTTTAAAGAATCAAATTTACCTTTTCCGTATCTTTTTTGTAAACCGATAGAAAGGTTTTTTTCGATTTCATCTGTGGCTAACATAAAACTCTTTACAGCATCAAGTCTTCTTTCTATAGATAGCTCAGTTTTTTTTATTTCTGCGCATTCTTCGTCTATTAGACTTCTTCTTTTTTGTAGATTGAGAATAGCTTTTTTTTCTTCTGATTCGAGTTTTATACTTCTTTTTACTGCCATTTTATGTTATTAGGTAATTTAAGGTTAATATCCTGTATAAGTTCTATATTATAGTAATCAAAAAGTTCAGTCCATAGTAAACTTCCTTCATATTCTTTCGCCACCCACCATTGGAGCTTCTTATCTAGCTTTATAGCTTCTTCCATAAAACCATTCTGATAACTTTTAGTACCGTCATCCTGAAACATCTTATCTATTACGTAGGGGTGACAAGTAAAAACTCTTTCGTCTATAGCTTTATAGTGCATATAGCCGTAAACACACTCTTCTTTTGTTATTTCATTTAATAACGGTTGATTTTGCAGATATGCTTTTCTAAAACTATTTTTCATATCTTCCTTATATGTAATAGTCTTTGTATCTAAATCTGGTTTAAATTTTACTATTGATTTATACCTATACGGGTCTTTAATAAGGTTAGTAGCGTAGAATGTAGACTGTAAGTATGATATTCTTTTTCTTTTATGTTCTGGTTTGCTAAACATAAAAGTAGTTTCATTGCAGTATTTTTTATATCTTTCTAGCTTTTTAATCCACCTTTCATTATCTTTAGTTTGCCAAGAATGTACAAATAAGTCAGTATCCTTATCTAAAAATGGAATAATATTATCAGATAAGCCGTATAAAAAACCGGATATAAAAACTGCTTTATTCATAATTTATTATATAGTCACTGCATACTCCTAATCTATTTTCTATATTGTCTTTTTTATACTCCGGCAGTACGGCTATACTTCCTTCTATATAGGTACCGGGATTAGCCCACATGTAACCTTGAGATGTTATAATTACATCGTCGGTATCATGCCAAAAGTAATTTAAGTAGACTCCTCCTCTATCAATTTCGATTAACTTAGACAAAGCGTCATAGTTCTTACAATGTATCCATAAATGTCTGTAATAGCTTTCAATGAATTCTATCGGTATGTCGTATTGAGGTTTATCGTGTCCTAAAGCAAACTTACCTTTAACAAACCAAAAGTCTACTTCACAATCATACCCTTTAGATATGGCTTGAGCTATATAAGAAGGTTTATTTTCTTTTTCTTCTTGTTTACCGTTTATATTTCCTCTATGTGATATAAGAACCATTAAATATTTTCTAAGTAATATTTTAAGTCTTCTGGTGTGCCTAGTCCCCACATGTTATCGACATTGAATATTCTTATCTGTTTATTATCTTTTATAGCTTGATTAAAAACAGGACATACATAAAACTCACCATTTACTCTAATATTATTCTTAATCATTTCTTCAGCATACTTAACGAAATCAGAACCTTTTTTCCAGTAGTAGAACCCAACAGTTGCTGTATTAGATATAGGATTTTTTTCTGCGACTTCTGTGACTAATCCTTCTTCATTAGTTTTAGCAAAAGACCATTTAGGATGTGTAGCTTTAAATGTTACTATCCCACCGTCTGCCTCTGTTTCGTTCATCTTATACAAAAACTCATTACTATCCCATTCCACAAATTGATCTGAATTTGCAAAGAAGAGAGGTTTGTCTTTATTAATATATTCTTTCGCTAATAATGCTGTACAAGCTGCTCCTTCTGTTACCCCTTCTACTTCTACTATCTTACATTTAGGAGTTATCAAATTTAACAGAGTATCTAAGTTATACTTCTTTCTATGTGCTTTCTGTACTACATACACAAAATTAGCTTTTATATTTAAATTTTCAGTCACCACCTGAATCATAGGTTTACCTTTGACATCTATAAGAGGCTTAGGAAAAGTATACCCGGCTTGTTCAAATCTACTTCCTGCTCCTGCCATAGGTATTAAAACTGTTAGGTTTTTATCTCTCCAGGCTGGTGTTGTTTGTTTTTCTCCGTTGTCTATAGTGTTAATTTTATCCATAATATTATTATATGTAACCTCTGTTGGGTTTTTAACTCTTAAAATATACGACTTACTTCTTGCAGCAGCTAATAAACCGTACGGAGAATCTTCTACTATCAAAGTTTCTTCCGGTAACATACTCATTACAGAAATTGCTTTCCAATACATTTCAGGATGTGGTTTACTGTTAGTTACATCTTCGTTAGATATAATAAGATCTAAATACTCTATTAGTTCTAACTTAGCTAAAACTGTTAAACAGGTTCTTCTTATAGAATTAGAACATACAGCTAACTTAAACCCTTCGTTATGGAGAAGTTTAATAGTAGCTACTAATTCTCTATTAGGTTTAAGGTTAGTTAACTTACGTACAGTCAATTCTTGTTTAGTTTTCCAAACTTGATTATGTATCTCTGACGGTAAGCCTTTTTCTTGTGTAAGTAATTCTAACTTTTGAGATGTTTTTAGCCCATCGTATTTATTTAAATGTTCAGTCCAGCCTATTTTGAATCCAGGATTAACTTTTGTTAGAGCTTCATTGAGAGCATCAAAATGTATATTTTTTGCTTCAACTAAAACTCCATCTAAATCAAATACTATTAATTTTATACTGCTCATTTGAACCTTCCTCTATAATAATCGTGATTAAATATTTGTTGTTCGTCAAACTGGTTAAGTTCACGATACTGATCATCTTTTGATAAGGTACTAAATCTTTTTATCTCTGACATCATTTTAGGAGTGACAGATACTTTACCATCTCGAGTATCATCTATATCAAGAACTGTAAAATGTCTCTCTATAACATCTATACCTTGAAATATAGCTAACTTAGAAGATAGTAAATTATCTTCATGAGGATTAGTGTGATCACTTAACCCAACATTCTTGACTCCAAGTTCGTTACGAAAATATTCTATATTCTGTAAATTAAGTTTAGATAAAGGGGTAGGGTATACACAGGTACATTGTAACATATAGTACTCAATTCCCATTTCATTTAGATTATTAACAGTTTGTTTAATCTCTTCTATAGTTAAACTAGAGGTAGAGAAGAATAATCTTTTAAACTTAAAGTTTTTTAACTTTTTACCGTAATCAAAAGCTGGAATAGAGTAACCTGATAGTTTTAAGTTATCATAACCTAACTCGTTAAACCTAGGAGCGTGTTGAGGTACAAAAACTGTAGTCATTGATTCAACTCCATACTCCATACATTTAAAGATAAAGAACTCTTCATCTATTCTAGATAACTCTAAACCTTTCAACCTAACAAACTCTGGTTCGTATGGTCTATATTCTTCATACTCCTTTCTGTAAGTAAATGTATTAGCTTTAATGGACTGTATTTTAACTATATCGCTACATACCGCAGCATTTTTAACCATTCTTTCTAATAAATCTCTATCACCGTTGTGATTTTGACATAACTCAGATATTATTTTCATATACTTTCTCTATAACTCTTTTATAAGCTTTTTCTTGTGCTTCTATTGCTGTACCTCCAATATGGGGTGTTCTCAGTAACCTTTTATCATTATTATCTTTAAGTACAGTGCAAACCGGTGTATGCTCTTCTTTGATTACGTCGGTAGCATATCCAAGCACTTTACCATCGTGAATTTGCTTTATTATATCAACTTCATTAACTACTTCACCACGGCTAGTATTTACAATATAGATATTTTTTCTGAATTTACCAACGAATTCTGCATTTATATAATCAATATTAGATTTTTTATAGTCTATATTGATAGAAAGAAAATCTGAATCAAAAAAGAAATCATCATCAATAAAATTAATATCTGCTTTTACTATTTTTTTAAATAACGGCTTAGTAATTTTTTCTAGAATTTTTCCTAACCTACCGTACCCTAATATACCTAAAGTTTTTTCTTTAAGTTCAACTATATTCCCAACTTGCCGAGGTAAAGCTAAACATAAGTATAAGTTATGCTCTGCGGTAGAGTATATTTCTTCTAATATGGTATCATTCTTTATAGAGATAACCGGTATAGAGACGTTTATATGATTGTCGCCAGTAGAAGGAGTTATTATTCCTTTTATGTTTGATCCTTCTATATCTTCTTGCTCTATAATATATTTAAGATAATTTGGAGCTGCAAATAAATAATCTACACTTTTAAAAATATTTAGCTTATCTTTTGGTAAGCCAACCATATCAATACATTTAAAATTGCTCTTAACATATCTACTAAATTCTGGCAAGTGTTTATATGGTGTTAAAAATCCTATGGTTTTCATATTTTAAAAAAACTTTTTGGTATAATTTTATCAGTATAGTTAGCACCGGTAGACCAAAACTCGTGATTACAGTTAATTAGTACTACACTACTATTAGCTTTTCTAGTAACTGCTGATGTTGGACTCATGCACATTAGTATTTCAGAAAAAGTTCTATGAGTTTTTTCTTTTATAAACTCTCTAGAAAAAATAACTAATAGTCCTTTAAATTTATTTTTTTCTACTAATGTCTTAAGAAACTTTTTATCCTTTATTAACTCTTCTTCTTTTGGTTCTAGTTCTGTGCTGTCTTTTATATAATCAGGTGCCCGGTGATTTATGAAAGGGTGAGGTAAGTCTTCTTCTTTACGTTTTTTATGAAAATCTTTCAAGGGTTCAGTAAATCTATTATAGAAACTTATCTTTTCCTTAGATAGGTTTGTTGAATTATGTATATCATCAACAGCAAAGAATTGTTCATTATTGCCATTACTACGTATAATTTTTCCTGAAATAATGTCATGTTTTCCTAAATATTCGGTGCTGAACTTTATTATATTATCAGCAAGCATATTATGTATTATATGAACTGAACCCTGTGGGGTATATACTTTGATTTTATTGCTGAATAGTGTATTACAGTAAGAGTTAAAAGTATCAAATGTACTGCAGGCATACCAATCAGATGGATGAACAGAGTCTTTAGCTTCATTGCTATATGGCTCTATTGATATTTTATTGCATTTTAACACAGGAGTCTTAGTACCTTCGTGATACTTCGTTCCTTCGATAGTCCATTTATCAATTTCTGGGTTTTTATTAGGTACGAAGAAATCTATCCTGTAACTATCATTGTCAGTAAAGGGTTTATAAAACTCAAATAGTTCTTCATTAGAATTTATTTTCTGTAGTGAAGGATGTTTTGCAAATTGTACGTTATGTGATTTATTAATATGTATCAGAACATTTCGTAAAGGAGTGTTAAGAAAAATAGCTCCATTCATTCTAGTAAACCCGGGGTGCACAACCATCTTATATTTTGTAGGATTAAAAAATAAATCCTGTATATCTACTTCTTCTCCTTGAAATTTAGGTGCTATACTAATATGAGTTGGAAGGTTTGTTTTCATATCATTACTAATTAAAGTATCGATCATGTTTAACCTATGTCTTAAGGTTGAGGGTTGATCATTATATGTAATAAACTCCATCACTCTACTAGGTTCAGTACAATACTGATTTATGCTACTTACAAAACCATTAGTTGAGTATAGGTGTTCAAACCTCATACCGTTAAGCAGTAGCCTATAGTCTCTTCCGTATGCAGTAAGAGCCCAAGAAGGTTCGAAATTATTACAGTGGTATACATCAGTAGACTCAAATACAGTATCTAATATTTTTTTACTTGAAAGGGTTGTCGTGATCATAATGTAACTTTAAATCGTAATTAAATTTGATATATTCTATTCCGTCTGGTAGGATTAAGGTTCTAAAAGTCATACCAATCTTGTTAAACTTTCTTAAATTATCTTCTTTATCCCATCTTTTCAAGAAAAACCAACTAGCATCGGTATCAATTATTGTGTGACCTGCTTTTTTTAGTTGTTTTATTGCTATTTTTTTATTTTTAAATGTTTTATTGATATAACTATTATAGTCTTGAATATTATCTAATATAAACTCAGTATACTTTGCTCCGATACCGTTAATTTCGTACATAGCTCTAAATTTAGAAAAATATTCCATTTTCTCTTTACTGCTAACCATGAATCCTACTCTACATCCAGCAGCACCATAAGCTTTAGAAAATGTTTTAGTTACTATTAAATTTGGATAGCTTTGTATTAAGTGCATACAGCTATCTTGACCGGTAAATTCTATGTACGCTTCATCTATAACTACTGGTATTCCTGTGTTAAGAAGTACTTTTATCTCTTCTTCTGTATATAAATCACCTAATGGTGAGTTTGGATTAGCTAAAATAATAAACTTTGTATTTCCGTCTATAAGGTAAAGTAGGTCTTGAATATCGAGTTTCATACTCCTATACTTAGCTTTTCTTAGTTCAACTTCGTACAGATCACTATATACTTGATACATAGGGAAATTATAATCTGAAGTAATAACGTTATTACCTTTGACATCGAATGTTTCGAAAATTGTCTTGATAGAAAATGTAGAACCAGGAGTTAAAAGTAAATTTTCTTTTTCTATGTTATGGTAATCACATATTTTAGATTTTAGAATTTCAGTATTAGGGTAAAAAGTAAGGTCTGTCTGTGTTAGTGAGTTAAAAAATTCATCTAGTAACTCATGTGCAATAGGGTAATTTCTTTCATTCTGAGTTAGAATATATTTAAATTTGGTTTTATCCTCTTGATTATTCTTTCTGTATATGTTTTTGAGATGTTTTTTCATTTTAAGTCCACATTTTTTGCTGTAATATCTTGAGAGGTGTGTTATAGATATTTTTCCCGTATTTTTCTATCGTTTGCATTAATTGTAATTTATCAGGTGCACCTCTTTTTTTATTTATTTCTGTTGCTCTTACTATAACACAGTCTTTTGCTTCCATTTTGCAGTTATAAAGTTTTTTGAAATGTAACCAACTAGCATTATATCCATGAATACCTTGTGGTGAAAGTTTACAAAATTTATAACTATCATCAAAAAAAGATCTATGTTCAAATATAGCTTTTTGATTACCGTACCAAAGTAAATCTCTAGGAACAAAAAGAGACGTATTTTCATAACGTGTACCTGTGGAATTATAAACTATGTTATCTCCTAATTGATTATACATCCAGGGGTTTTCTTCTTCAGGTACTAAATCAAATCTACTGTATATAGTAGATAGTCTAACTGTGTCGAGTAGTTCTTTGTAAATAAAGACATCGGACCTAGTTAAAATACAAGCATCGTATTCGATTTTACTTAAACTAGCTAGTTCGACTACTTTTTGCTTAAGAAAACTATATGGAGCGGTAAATCTTTTATTATCTAAATCTTTTTTGAAATGATTTTTAGGAGAAACAGCCATATTGTCAATCATTTCTTTTTCAGTATAAAGTTTATATTTTTTTAACTTTAAAAATTTATTGTCTGAAAAATTTTCATGCTGTCCTTTATTTATAGGTACTCTATTAGTATCTTCCCATGTTGCTAGATAAAAATCAAACTCTACATCTTCGTACAATGTATCTATATAAGAAAAACAAGTACTGCATTCTTTCCAGGATCTAAGCATCCCATGAAGTAAAATTGCTATTTTTGCTTTTTTCAATTTTTTATTAATTTTAACATTGGAGCTAATTCTTTATATGAGCAGGTAGTGCAATGGCTGGTTGGATTATTTGTGTTACACCCTGTTCTTACTGCGTTATAGTCTTTAGTCTCTCTTATCTCTTCTATAGTCTGTTCAAATAAGTTACCAAAAGGTTTAGCACCTGTGTTTAGACAGCACATTTTAACATGACCTTCTACTGTTGTGTATATTCCTTCTTTAACCCAAAAACAATCAGGGAAATCCCATTCACTTTTACCTTTAATATTGTCTTTCCAATTTTTTTTAAGGTATTCAATTTGATCCGCAGTATATCCTCCAGAAAGTGTTCTATCTTCACTCCAATCCTGTGCAATATTTAAACGTAATTCTTCTAAACCGTAACCGTCTACAATTTCATCGCTTACTCTCTGAATATCAGTTACGTTTTCAGGATTTACAACATAATTACAGGTTACTCTACATCCTTTTCTATCTATTTCTTTAAAGTCACCTAAAAATGACAGTAATCTACTCCATTTTGCAGGAGAACGGTCCCTTTCATAACTTTTATCATAACCATCAATTGAAAAGTAAAGTAAATCAATATATTGCAATGCGTTTTTGAATCGCTTTCTTAGTGGTCTACCTTCACCTATATTATATTGACAATTAGTAGCAACTATAAGAAAGGCTTCCGGAAAGTACTCTTTAAAGGTTTTACATACTTCGTCAAATTGAGGATGCAACATTGGTTCACCCATTCCCATAAGCTTAGCTTCTTTTATAGGGTGGTGTTTGAGCCCGTCTAACATCTTTTTAAATTTTGATAACGGCATATGCTGTAATGCTCCTATAACCTCATCTCTGTTACAAAAAGAACACTGTAAGTTACAGTAGTTAGTAGTTTCTAAGTAAGCATATGTTATTGGTTTCATATATTTTTCAGCCTATTAGTATTTTTTTGTTTCGCCCAATTTTTATTTTTAGTAAATGTATACTCAATATTTTTATTATTAGTATCTATTTGTACTCCTAAGTAGTAATCTTCCTTATTAAATGTAAACGAATCGTATTTTGAACACGCATACCATAATCCGTCAAAACCTTTAGGTACAGGAAGAATATACGGAAAATTTATTTTATTAAAACTTGTCATTATCATTCTATGGTATGAATGCCCGCATATGAGGTTGTATTTGTCCCAAACACCGGGAAATAGTAATCCATCTTTTTTAAGTTGAAAGTATCCATTGATAGGAAAATCGTGACTCCAGTCAGGGTCTATTTTATCATACTTTTTAATTACTGTTTTAATTTTTTCAATATTATCCCATCCGACAGTACTCTCTACTTCTTTGACAAACTTTTTTGCTAGTTTTATAGATGCACCGTTGCCGGTTTTAATTGTATTTCTATAAAATAATTCATGAGGTAATTCTAAGTATATCCAATCTCCTGTTAACTGTCCTTTTCTAACTGGGTTTATATGTATGTTTTCTATTTTAGGAGAAGACCATCCTGTCCGGATTTGGCCATCTCTACCGTTATAGTTTGTTGTACCTCCTTTAAATTTTATATTTTCTTCTGTATGGTATTCAGGTCTATTAAAATTTCTAGCTTGACTGTATACAAAGCAAATTTTATGTTCAGAACTTTGAGGAATAGAGCAGTTAATATTATTATACTTACTATTAAAATGTTTTACATCTGGATCATTAAGGTTATCTGATTCAATACCTAAAAAGTACCTGCCTTCTGATTCCATTTCATCGTACCCCTCAAAGGTGCTTATTGCTCCTTTATATCTATCTAAAAAATTTTCTATAGGATAAATATCGAAAGGTTTTAAATCATCAAAATATCCTTTTTTCCACCACTTTATCATCACAGTTCTCTATATTGTTTCTCCCAGTTGTTTCTATAATCACCGTCCCATGTATCGTGCCAAGGTCCCCCATTAGTGTAATGAATAACTTTTGGATCATCTATAACATTATAGTCTCCTTCTAGCCAATTATACTCTAACGGTATGTTTCCTATTTTATTATCGTTAGTCCAAAGCATACGGTGCAAGTATTTTGGTGTTTCATTATTGATAACATCAGGGGTTAGTTTTTTACAGTCACTGTCTGAGCAATTAAATAACATTAGGCTTGACCAATTTTTTCTAGGGTATACAGATTGTTTTAATCCATCCATTTTTGTATCACTAGACGGTATATAGTCGTGTTTCACACATGCTACAGACTTTTCTGTATTATAAAATTCTAATAACTCCTCTACATTACATTGCCATAAAAAATCTGAATCTATAAACAATGCTTTACCTTCATAGTTATTTAGAAAAGGAACTAAAAATCTTGAATAAGTAAATTCAGTAGATGCTAAAGGGTCATTCTCTCTACTGTATATACCTTTTGCAATTAGATCGTTAAGTTTTATTGGTATAATCTCAACTTCTGAGTTATACTTCCTTATAGAAGCTTTACAGACTTCAAAAGGAGGGTTAGTAATTCCTTTACCTAAGGTGTCTCTATCTTGTCTTGAATCGTATCCTATGTATACTTTAAAATTTTCTTTCATCTTTCATTTTTGATATTTGACTATACGGTGTTTTGTGCCATATAGATAGTTCTCCTACCTCAATATGAGCTGGGAGGTAAATACAATATTCAATAGCATCAACTACTTCTCTATACTTTAAAGAAGGTAGATCAGATTCTAATAACCCTGGGTTAATATCTATTATTCTGCATTTTTTATCACTATTCAATCTTAAGTTATTAGATAAGTGACTTAATGCTGCTTTTGAAGCAGAGTATAAATAACCTTTCGATATATTAGAGTACTTACTTCTACTGATAATGTTAACTATTGTTTTATCAGTGTCTTTCCATTTATCGAATACTGTCATAAGTAGTTCTGTTTGACTAAAACTATTATGTCTGTTATTAATAAATATATCACTAGTTTCATCAAATCCATCTACTACGTGATTAAACCGTTTAGCTATTTCTAATCCTAAACCTCTGTGGCTATTTGTTATTGAGATTTTCATAAGTTAGATTTCAATATTTCAAAACTTGGTTTACCGAATAATTGTCCATTTACTGTGCATTTATTACATGGGCTTTCTGTTCTATCTCCTTTTATTAATCTTTTACGTATTGTATTTAGATCTTCTCCTAACCATACGTCCTTTAGTCTTTGTTTTGCTAGATTACCTACTTTTCTTTCTTTTT